AGCCGTGAGCGTGGCACTCGGAAACGTCAAAACATCAAAATCCAGAAACGCCGTTGTACCCGTCGAGGTCGGAACCTGCGAGATCGTCAGCGTCAGTCCACCAGCCGTGTAGTTCGTGCCAGACGACGAAACTTCATCCGTTGTCGTATACGCCGTAGTTGCCGCACCGAGCGTAGCCGACGAGGTGTACAGAGCAAGTTTAAATACGTCAGGGGCCGCAGAAACGCGGATCACCGCTGAACCAAATGCGTGAATACCGTTCAAAATTTCAACCTTGAACGAGGTCACCATTGCTTGTGAAATAGCCATCAGAGGTCTCCAATTAGTTGTGCGATTTCCGCATAGCCCTGTTGATTCAACTTCTTACATATCGACTGACGCTCTGCTTCTTGCGCCTCTTGTAGGTATTTCACCAGCCAATAGTGCAGGGCTTCTTTTGAATCAGCACGAAGAATACGGTTAGCCGCACGCTCCGCGATCTCTTCTACAGTGTGTCCACGGTGATCGGTGGTTTGCACCAATACCTGACCGATTTGTGTATCTGCATTAAACATCAAGTCACCGGAATCCTAACCTGACCCGAACGGTAAGCATCCTGACGATCCAAGCCGTCACCGAGGCGCTTGAGAAGACCCAGCGACTCCTGATACTTCTGCTCGTAGTAGTTCATCATGTCCTGCTCACCCTTGAGATAGGTGTAAGCCTCACGGAGTGATCCGTATAGCAGAACAGTCTCAAAGTTCGTACCCAACCAAGACGTACCAGCAACGACAATCGAAGTCGGATAATAGTAGTAATGCAGTTCAGCCGTGTACGCGAGATCTGGCGCAGGGCCAAGGATCATCGTGTTGTCATCCCAAATCGCATAGTACTCGGGACGCCCGGTATCATCCGCGTCTGGATACGCCTGACGGATGTAGTTCACATCCTTATTGAGCAGGTACGTATATTCATTAGTGGATGGATCAAACACCGCTAACGAGAACGTCGAAAGCCAGTCGGTCGGCAGGGACATGTATTTGTTCCCAATCGACATCGTGGCAGTCGAGTTCTTACGAATCGCCGGAAGTTGAACCGAGTTATAGATCCGCTCTTCAGCCAACTGCACGAACGTAGGAATATTGGCTACGAAGGATGACTCCGTAGACTCACAATACTCCTGAATCAGTGTAGAAAGCTGAGAGTAATTCACGGCGACCAGCCCGCTCGGTACTTGGCGTTGTTCTCAAGGTTGATCTGCGACACGAACTTCTTACCCTTCGTGGCAGCACCCGCACCACGCATATCCATGTGCGTGACGCCCTTGTTCACATCCGTCTCCGGGTAGCCATTACGCCCCGTCGATTCGGTGTTCTTTTGGATCTTGCTCATGTCTTTCATGGCAATTACCTCGGGCCACTGCTCTTGCGAACAGGGCTGCGCTGATTCATGACCTTCGCCATGTTGCGACCGTACTGCTTCATCTCCTTGTTGGTCTTGCCACCAGCACGAAGATTTACACGACCCGGACCGTGAGCCTTGCTCGCCGGGAGAGCCGCATGTTTCTCAAGTTTGCTCGCCATCTCAATCTCCTAGGTCGTTACGACCGTTACAGTCCCTACCTCACCGGCAGGAACCAAGGTGTTGGGGGTCAGAGCCGCATCGAACGAACTTGATCCGCCGACCGGATTCCACCCCCACTGAATCATTCTACTACCACCTGCACCGTCATTACCTTCTTCGTAGTAACTCAAATCCGGTCTTGGGTTACGCAGTGCCTGCGGGTCGTCTACCGGGTACAAACCAAGCGACAACTGCGGCTGATCAGGCTCCCAACACTCCGGGCAGACCAAGATGTTTACGTTCTTGGTCTTGATCACCAAAGACTTCAACTGACGAAGTTTGAACCGGAAACCGCACCGGTCGCACTCCGAAATGGCATGTTTGCCACTTGCAAACCTGTTTGGCATTAGTAGCCACCCAAGAAACTCTCACGTGGTACAAATCGCACCGCTGCCTTTTCGCGGTCTTCGCCTGCGGCCAGATCCCAAGCCTCGTCATATTGCGCCTTCAGAATTTGAGTACGCTCCATCGCGCCGGGGATCTTCATGGACATTAAGTAGGCCAGCCCCGCCACCATGCAGGGCAGGAAGCGGTACGGGATATCCTGACCGTTCACACCGTTACCGGGGTCGAACATGCGAACAAGGCGGGTATAGACCAACGTCCAAGTCGTCGTGTTGTCCGGCTTCGGCCATACCGTGTACTGCGGGTAGACGATTACGTTATCCGCCCCGGTTGCACCTGTACGCCGATTAATCCAGATCTGGATCGGACGCCCCGTCGCGTTCTTGTTCGGGATGGACAAGTACGTGCTAGACGAAATACGCGAGATGTTGATGTCCTGCTGGCTCGTACCGGAACCTGTGCGGATCACGTGGTCAAGTAGGTCAACCGTATCTACCGGCAGATCATACGTGCCTTGGTTGTACGTTAAAGTCTGGGTACCGGTCTCCAGCGTCCAGAGGTTAATACCTCGGTTCGCCCAGTCCATGAGCAATAGACCAAGACTACGCTTCGCGGTACGGAAGTCATATCCCGTCCGCAGTTCAGCACCACAACGCTCAAAAGCCTCTTCGATGATCGTGTTGAGATCAAGGTTGAACTCTGTAGTTGCTGTAGTCTTGTAGGCCATTTACTTACCCTTTGCCCCTTTGACGATACGCACGGGTTTTCTGCGAGATACCTTTGGGCTGGGCGACGAACTGCTTGCCTTTGGCTTTGCCTCGTCGCTTGGCGGCAGTGGTTCGGGCGTACTCAGCAGGGCTGAGAGCCTTGATCGCAGCCTCTGGAAGATACCTTTCGCCCGTGTCAGAAGATCGTTTACCACTCTTCGTTCTCCACTTCTGGTCGCCCCAAGCCTTTAAGGACTGCTGCGGAGCCTTCATTTGTTGCGCTCTTCCATCAACTTGACCCGCACTTGCAAGTCATGAATGTCTTCCATCAGATCGTCCTTGAGCTCCTGCCGTTTAGAGGCGCTCAACGGGCTGTCGGTCGGCACGCCGTCTTCGGTAATTAAGATCGGAACCTTCGACTCAATAGCAATCAAGCGGTTCTGGAACGAGGTAATTTCGCCAAGAAGCCAAGCCACAGCCGCAAGCAAGACCGGGAACAACATGTCCACGACCTTCTCCATGCTAAAGCTAGACTTACCCTCGGTATCCACCGCCCTTCTCCTTGTACCGCTTGGCTAACAACTGCGCCTTACGCGCTGACCATTGACCCGCTGCCGTACCCTGAACCGCACTATTCTTAATACTATTAAACAGACTCTTCCGCATACTCGGCTTGGTGTAGTTCCCGGCCTGATTGACCTTAGACTCACCGCCTTCCTTGAAGGTGCGGATGGGCTTACCCGTACCCTTAACGGGCTTAGAATCCCCCCGGCGTTTAGCACGGGGGATCTTCTTCGGGTTAATGTCGCCCATTCCGCGAGAGGCCATCATTAGCACATCTTCCCGCGAGTCTTGCCGCGCTGCGCGATACCGTCAGCACGCTTGGAAGCGGAGCCTACGGAGCCACCGTCTTCAAACTTACGCATGCGCTTCTTTGTGCCGAAGCCACGGCTACCAAAGCCTTTCATACCATCTTACCTCGTGTTTTGCCGCGAACAGCGCAGCCATCAGCACGTTTGGAAGCGGAGCCTACCGAGCCGCCACCTGCCATCTTCTTGACCTTACCGCCCTTCTTATAGCCCGGCGAGTCAGACTCGGAACTACGGCCAAAACGCTCGTAGGCTTCCTGCATCTTGGTGGACATATCACTGTCCTCGACAGCCTGCATTGCCTCACGACGCTTTTTATCAGCCTCGTTCTGACCGGGATAACGCCGCCGACCTTGCGGACCTTTTGAAAGCGGTCTAACAGGTTCAGGGGGTTTTTTGATATGTCCGCCCATTTTGTACTTCATTAGCACTTACCGCCGTAAGCCATCTTGATCTGCTTACCTTTGGTCTTGCCCTTAGAGGCGATACCGTCAGCAGCCTTGCGGAACGAACCACCGGTCATACCGCCCTTCTTCATGCCGTACTCGGCCTTCTCGTGCTTGATCATGGATTTCGGAGCGCCTTTCTTCTTCATGAAGGCGATCTCTTTCTTGGCCATTGCTTTTGACTCTTTCATTTGGATTTACCTTTAAATTTACGGCCTTTGTCGGCCTTCATGAACTCTTTCCCCACTTTCGCAGGGATACCTAATCGCTTGGCTGCTTTCGGATCGTTAGCGACCAAGGCCATAAGACGATGCTGTTTACCGGACTTACTTGGCACGGTCTTTCCACCGACTAATAAAGTCCTTCACCGTATCAGTTTCGTAGATACGGATGCTTGTCCACACAATCGTAATTAATGCTGCAATAGACGGGAGCATGTTTACCAACGTCCCTACCACGGTAAAGACCGAGACTGCATCGCCAACGGACTTAACGATTTCCTGACTCTCTTGTTTCATCTTCAGCAATTCCACGCTCGAAGACTTTTGTTGATACGGGAGTTCGGGTCATTCGCAGTCTTGGCGCTCGTCAGTTTCTTCTTCATCCCCGACATCCGGGCACAGAAGGATTTCTTACGAGGACCGCCTTGGGGCTGCGGAGCCTTAAGTCCCGGCTTACCGGGATTAGCCCGGTTGTAGGAAGCCCGACCTGCGGCATTCAATCCGCCCTTCGGGTTTTTGCCTTCCTTACGCTGCCAAGCCGGTGACTTAGGCATAAATGACCATCGTCGAAAGCACCGCTGACGGAGCGATATAGACGTTCTCTTGGAAGAGTAGTCCTTCACCCGGCATCAGGATGAAATCCGGCGTGGACGCCGCAGCGACAGTATTGACCGTGATTTTGGTCGAACCACTTGACCCGCCGTCCTTAAAGACCACTTGACCAGCAGCGGAGTTCGGGACGATATAAATCGCCTTCACACGGCAACGGCCAATGACGAGACTATTTTGATCCAGCAACTGCCCCGCATTAGTACGGGGCTGACTGGCTAAGACATCTGTTTGCATTCTGAATCTCCTGTAATGGATGAAGGGGGCTTACGCCCCCCACGAAATCTTACGGAGTCAGGCTGCTGTACAGTGCGATGTACTTAACCGTTGCGCCGATTTTGACCGGGATGTAACCGGCTTGAGCCGAAACCGCGCCCGTGGCAACGCCAGCAGTGATCGTGGTCGTGCCGATAACAAGAGTATTAGCAGCGACTACGTTGCCAGCGATGTCGCCCTCAAAGCCATTGTCAGACTTAACCGGGCCGGAAAAAGTTGTACGTGCCATTTCAAATCCTCACATGCGAGTAGGTTTATCAGTCTGCATGTCGTCAGTCGGGTCTGTCTGATAAACCTGTTAATCCCGATGAACGACTGTATATCACTAAAAAAGAGGGGCTACAAGCATTGCTACCTGTAACCCC